GCGATCCTGATGGGAGGCGTACAGTTTGACCCGGGCCAACTGGTCGACAGCGGCCACCTGTTTCTCGAAGGCGCCGGGCAGGAACCGTTCGATGCCGCCGCCGGGCAGGTTGGCGTCTATCCCGTAGGGGACGGCCCGGCCGACCAGGGTGCGCCCGTCGCCGTCGGCCCGCAAATGGACCACCACCGAGTAGTCCCGGCATTCGAGGACCGGTTCGGGATCCCTTGAGCGGCCCGACCCGGCCGACCCCTCGTAGCCCATGCCCGGCCCGGACCCGATCATCGGGTGGGCGGCGGCCATGCTCTTGGCTTTGGCCATGCAGGCGGCCCGCACCTCGGCGGACAGGCTGGAGGCCTGGGGGATGCGGGCCATGGCGTTACGGATATGGGCGGCGTCCGGTCGGCCGTTGGCGTCCTTCACCGGGAAATAGCGGTGGGCGCCGTCGGTCCTGCCGTCGGTTTTGGTGCCCCCCGGGGCGATATACAAGAACGACGAGTCGGGCAGGTCGTTGATGTAGGCCGTGGTCCATACGTCGCGGACTTCCATGCCCATCTGCTGGTTGGCGGCCTGAAAACCCATCATGCCTCCTGGGGGTGCTGGTTGCCGGTGGGCGGGCCGCCCACGATCGTGGGCGGCTCGGCCGGGGCCGGTGCCGGCAGGGCCGGCGTTTCGGGTGTTTCGGGTGTGACACCGGCGGCGGCGATGGCGGCGTCGAACCCGGCCTGGGAGACGGCCATCGGATCCAGATTGTTCCGGGCCCGGATCTCGTCCACCAGCAACCATTGCGACATGGGGCCGGGGCCGCCCAGGGCGGCCTGGTAGGCCTGATATTCGCTGAGAGTGTCGGTATGCAGGGCGGCCGAGATGTCCCATTGCAGATGCTGGCCCCGCGGTAGCAGCTCGATCGACCCGGCCTCCTCCAGCAGGGCCAGCCAGGGGGCCACCGCATCATTGCGGGCCTGGACCTCCTCCATCTGGGCGTTCTTGTACGTCGTGCTGACGTTGGCGCCCAGCTTGGACGGCGGGATGCCGAACAGCAGAGCGGCGTCGATCAGCGAGAACTGTCTTGATTCGATCATCTGGGAGTCGACCGGCCGGAACGACACCGGCGTGAAATCGGTCAGCTCGTTCAACACCGCCACCGACGACACGCCCGAATATTTCGAGATCCAGGTCTGTTTGGCCGTGTCGGCCTGGGCCTGGGTGATCTCCGGCCGGTGGATCTTGACGATCCCCGACGGCATCCCCCCCGAGTTGAAATAGCTGGCCGCGTACGATTGCAAGGCCAGGCCGATAGCGATGGCGTCGCCGTTCAAGTCGATCAGGCCCCGCCCGAGCGGCCAGCCGGTCCGCCCCAAATGGGATTTGACATGCCAGATCTCGGACGGGTCGTACAGCTGGCCGGCCGCGTAGAAAGCGCTGATCTGGGGGGCCATCGGGTTGCCCTCGAACCGGACCGCCACCAGGGTCGGATGGACCGGTTTCAACGTGAGCGGCCACCCGTACCGGTCGGTCGAGGTGATCAGACAGATCGAGTTGCCGTACAGGACCAGGCTTTCGGTCACCCCGGCCCAGAACGCCATCGGCGTCTGGTTCGGGTCCGGTTGGCGCAGAATGGCCGGCTGCGGGTCCAGGACTTCGGTGTCCCGGTAGGCGGCCACCGGCAGCATCCCGACCGTCTGGGTCACGTAGGCCAGGCCCCGCAGGAACGCCGGCCACGACAGGGCCATCGTCTCGCTGGGTGGGGGCAGCACGTGCGACGGCGGCGTGAACGACTGCTCGGGGCCGGCCATGAACGGGGTCGGCGTGTTCGGCTGGGCTGACACCACACTGCCGGCCGCTCTGAGCGCCAAACCCCTTCCGGCGCCACGGATACGTTCCGGGATTTGGAAACGTCCTACCAAACCCGTGGCGGCCATCTCAAAAGATTTGGGGGTCGCCCTGGCCGGCCTTCACGAGACCCCAGTGTGACAGAGTGACCGCTACCAGTGGCGAAATGTCGCCACCGGACTTGCGAGCCCAGGCCCAGGCGTCCCCCAATGGCCGTTTCCGGGCCGCTGACACGGCCTGATTCAAGACCGGCTGGTCCAGGTGGGCCAACTTGCCCTCTATGGCGGCGTCGAACAGCTGACCGCAGCCCTGGGCGTACTCGCGGGCGTTCACCGTCAACGTCGGCACCCCGGCCGCGGCCAGATCGACCAGCAGGCTGCCGGCCGGGCTGGCCGGGTCCACCACCGTCGGCAGCGGCCGCCACCTTCGCTCCAACGCTTGCAACCGTTCGACGGCCCAGTCCGTGCCCGGGCGGTGGTCGACGATCTCCACGTGCCGGCGCCGGTCCTGACGCCAGCCGGCCACCCCGATACTCGCCGCGGCCCGGTCCGGGGTCACATCCAGGCTGAAACAGGGCAGCCCGGCCAACTGCGAACGGGGATCCCGGCAGGCCTGCCAGGACGCCGGGTCGATCACCGGACGGCCGCCCGGCGCCCGCCGGTTCAGGTAGGCCCGGGAGAACTCGGCCGGTTCCATGGCGTCATGGTCGGCCCGGATGACCTCCTCGGTCACCGTCCGCCCCAGAGCCGGCATACACCCCCACCACGTGCGGGGATCGTCCGGGTCCTGGTCGTCGCCGGCCGACCATTCGAAATAGGCCACCCCGGACCGTTCGCCGGACTCCACCCGGGCCCGGCCGTCGTCCACCCTGGAATGCAGGAACTCCGATCCTTGCGGGTAGCCCATGGTCGACACGATCCACAGCTGGGCGCCGGCCCGGGTCATCATCGCTGGCCTAAAAGACTGGCTTAGCCTCTCATCTCGTTGGGCGAACGCCTCGTCGATGATCCCCAAATCCAGGGTCTGACCGTGCCCCGACGTTTCCCCTGACGCCGAGATGCCGATGGTCGACCCGGTGGCCTTGAACTTGATGCGCTCCCCGCCCGCCCCCCGCCGGACCGACATCACCTTCGCCAACGTGGTGTGCTCCAACAGGTCGGCCTGCTCCTCCCATTTGGCTTTGGCGCTGTTGCGGTCCTGGGCCGTGTACAACACCCGTTGCATGTCCCCCCACGACAGGCACCGGTCCACCTCCACGGTCAGCAGCAACGTCGTCTTGCCGGACTGTCTGGGCACCGTCACCCGCACCTCCCGGTAGGCCGGCAGCCCGTCCCCGGTCAGCTCGCCGGCCACGTTCGCCACCTGGGCCTGCCACGGCATCAGCTTCTTGCCGATGATCTGGGCCAGCAGACTCAACCGGCCGCCGGTGGTGGGCCGGTCAGGACTCCGGGGCGTCGCCCACCGGGGTACGCAGCGCTGCGAGAAGCTGACCGAGCTCGTCGTCGTCGCCAACCGCGGCCACCCCTCTCAGATCACGCCAAGCCGACTTGTACGCCCACGCCGTCTGCACCACCGGTTCCTCCGGGTCGTCGAGCAGGGCGGCCAGGGTGCGGACCAAGGCCACCATGGGGGCGTCCACGGCCTCCAGCCGGCCGGTCTGTTTGAGCGCCGCTAATCCCCGCTCGCAGGCGGTCACATTCCGGGTTCTCCTGGCCATCCCCGCCCAGTTTGCCCCATTCCGTCCCGGCCCCCCGGTTTTCGGTCGAAATTCGACTGCGTACGTGATGGAAATCCGATCACCAGTGGAAAATTGCCACCCCCTTAGACGGTCTGAGTGGCCCCGACCAATGGCGGGGGTTTCTATCAGCCGGGTGTGACGGTCACCAGTTCCGGGATCGTCGTCCCACCCTGCGGTTCGCTTTGATCCGGTTGGTGATCTCCGCACCACCCTGCGAGTTGTGATGCCAGCAGGCTGCCCGCAAGTTCTGGACCAGATGCGAGCCGCCCAGGATCAGCGGGGTGATGTGATCAGCGGTGGTAGCCCGATTGGCGCAGCCCGTCACATAACACCGATAGTTGGCCGCCTCGAGCACGATCCGCCGGTTGCGCTGGTAGATGGCCTGCTTATACGGGTCGGTCATCTTGTCGCTGCTGCCGGCAGTCAGGGCACAGCCCGTCATGGACACGTTCGACTTGGCGACCACATTGGCGGCAGACGAACAGGTACGGCACCCGGGCGGCCCGTTCACGGCGGATAGCGTCCCGGGTGGTCATAGCTCTGCGGAACCGATTACTCACGGCAGAGCCCGCAATCCGAGTTTCGCACGTTCCTCGTTCAGGAGTGTCCTATACCGGCCCGGGTACAACCGGGCCAGCCGACGCT